CAAGTAATGACGCTTAGCGTCAAGGCTTTAGCCTTATAATATTTATTAATAATATATTTATTATTATTTAATATATTTAATATTATTTATTAATGATATACAAGTAATGACGCTTAGCGTCAAGGCTTTAGCCTTATAATATTTATTAATAATATATTTATTATTATTTAATATATTTAATATTATTTATTAATGATATACAAGTAATGACGCTTAGCGTCAAGGCTTTAGCCTTATAATATTTATTAATAATATATTTATTATTATTTAATATATTTAATATTATTTATTAATGATATACAAGTAATGACGCTTAGCGTCAAGGCTAAAGCCTTATATAATTGTTTAATTTAAAATTTAACTAGATATACGAGGGCCCCTATGAGAAACGAATAATAATAATTAAAGAGGACTAATTCTTTAAACTAGGCGGGTGGTTATACCTAGGCTGCTTTTATTATTCTTGTACTCTGACCAAAACCGGGCAACTTTTGTAACACTTGCGAAGTGCTACTCTTTTATAAATAAATTTTCATTAGAAAACTTATGCGTAATGAAAAACGATCTTGCAATAATATTTGTAATTACCAAGTGCTCATTACTAATATCTCTTATGTCTCTTAGAGATACTGAAAAACAAAGTCTGTTAGCATATCACGCATCTTTTATATTCTTTTATATTTCTTTTATGTTTCTTTTATGTTTCGTTAATTATAATATAGTTTAAAAGATTTAGTTATTTCCCCATCAGGAACATTTTATATTCAGTATAGTTTTTAATATCAAAAGAAATACTCTTTATGATATCAATAGCATCACTATAAAAATCAACAATTGTTTTTTGAAAATCATATTCAACTTTAATATTGTAATATTCATCGTCACCAAATATTTGATTCTCAATTTCACCTTTTGTATTCCAAGCATGCTTAGTATCAAATTTAATATCTTTATATTTTTTTGCGAATAATTTATCTAAATTAGATTTCATATTGTGTAATATTAATATTTCTTTATTATATTCATTTAAATATCTCGAATGTAAATAGGGTCTTTCTCTTGCCATATCTAGTAAATTGTCATCGTCTATAAGTGTGATAGCTTGAAATTCAGCTCTTATCTCATCAAATTCATGTCTATTCATAATGTACCTCTTATTATATATAGTAAAATTAAATAAAGTTTCTTATATATAAATATTTAAAATAAGATTAAATTATTTATAAAGAGGAATTATATGGATATATCAAAAAGAATATTAGATGTTTGTAGAACATTAGATGGAAATACCATTGAGCTTACAGAAGCAGCAACTACAAAAATCTCAGACGAAAGTTTAATTGCTTTATATGTATTAACAAAATATAAAATTAAACCAAATATTAAAGAACTTAAACAATTAACAAATTTAGAATATATTGTATCCGGTAAAATTACTAAAGCTGGTCAAGAAATATTAAAAAAACCTGAAAATATTAAAAAATTAAAAGATATAATGTCTTAAGGAGTAATTAATGGATCAAATGGTAGAAGAATTTAGAAGTTTAATCTCTGGTCAAGAAAATTTAGATGAAGGTATTATTGATTTTTTTAAAGGTAGTATTGAAAAAATTTCTACAATTGCTAGAGGTCTTAAAGATGTTGCTAGTAAAATGAATCAAAAATCTTTAGATAATTTAATTATTGCATTAGAAAAAGCATCAGGTGGAAATTGGTCAAACATGTCACTCGAGACTAAAATTAAAAATATTAAAGATAAAAAATTCTTAAATATAGTTATAAAGACATATACAGCTTTAAAGGGTAGTACAGTATTTGCAAATTTACCAGCAGCAATATTTTTTATATTATTTTTGTTTACTCCAGGTTATGGTATAAAAGAAGCAATAAAAATTTACTTAAAAAATTGGGTATTTTTCACTACAATTTTTACTGGATATTCGTTGTTAGATCAAGAAAGTGAAAAAGCTTCTGATGATCAAGTTAAAACTTATATTAAGGATATAGAATTTGCAATATCTAAATTAAAAAAATTAAAAGCTAAAAAAACATCAGAAGAAATTGAAAAAATGATGCAAGGAGCAAAAGTATAATGTCAGAATTATCAAAGAAAATCGGTCTTGCTTTAGAAACAAGAAAACTTATAAATGAAAGAAAATCTGATTATGATATAAATAATCAATGGCAAGCATCTAATACTAATCAGTATACAGGTGAAGCAATAGAAGCAATAGGACATAATCACACATTTTTAGTTGATGATTTTGGTTGTGGTAAAACATCTGTAGATCAAGGACATTTTCATATGATAGAAAGATATGATATTATGCCTGAGTCTTCAGATAATCATACACATGTTTTAAAGATGCAAGAATGTACTGAGGCTGTCACCACAATAGGTTATACTCAACAGTATGATAGTAATAATAAGGTGACAACTGAATATCCACCTATAGCACACTCTCATGAATTGATGTTAGATGAATATGGAAATGGTATATCTTCTGAGTTTAAAAATCATACACATAAAATACGAGTATTTCAAGTTCTGTCTGCAAAAGATGGACATTCTCATTATGGATTAGAACAAAAACGTTTAAGTAAAATTGGTGCACCTTGGAATTTAGGTGTATAAAATAAGGAATAAATGAAATGAAAATAGTTTGTCAATATTGTGAAAATATACAAGAAAAAAATAAAATTAATTCTAATAGAGTATCTTATAAAAAAATTAATAATATAGAATATTATAAAGTACCGAATAGTGATTGGAAGATATTACCATTAGATATTTGTAATAAATGTGGTAAAGAAATAGAACCAGTATTTAAATTAAATAAAATATCGTTAATAAGTAATGAACGAAATGATCCAAGTCATATAAATTATTGGAAAAATGGAAAAACAAATAATCAAATAGCTGATATAATATCGGATGAATCAATAAACCCTTACTAGTTATTATGAATATTGTTGAAGAAGAAATTTATATTTGTATTTTTTCTTCAACAATTTCATGTCCTTCTTCATCATATAATTCTAAACGTTCTTCATAATGTTTCCAGAAATGATTTTTATCAATTTTACCAGTTCGTTTAATTCTTCTCATATCATCAACAATATCCCAGACTAATAAAAATTCTTTACTTTTATGTAAACGAAGTCCGCGACCAATTGCTTGTAATACTTTTGTAGGTGCTTTATAAGGACTAGCAAAAACTACATGATGAATCTTATTAATATTAACACCTGTTGCCATTGTTTCATATGTAGCAAGTATAATAACATTAGTTCTATTAGCAATACCTTTACGAATCTCTTCACGTTTTGTAACTTTAACTTTACCATGAACAACTTCAATTGGCCTATTTGTAATAGTTTTTAAATATTTTTCAAGAGCATTTAAATGATCTATATGTCTACATAATATAATAATATTATCATCAACAGGTATTCTATTTAATATTCTATCAAATATATTCATTCTTAGAGTATATTCTTCCATCTCTTTAGTTTCCATTGCATAACTTCTATTTTTATTTTTTTGAATAAAAGGTTCTGGATATCTTAAAATCATAGAAATAATTTTCATATTAGCTAAAAATCCATCATCAATAGCAGTTTTAGTTTTATAATTAAAAATAGTAGTTCCTAGTACAGAATATATATTATATGTTTCAGATAAGTCTTTAGGTAATGTCGCTGTTGTACCAAGTCTATATTCTGCATTAGTACATTCTTTCAAAATATTTTGAATAGACATTGCTTTAGCAGTATGAACTTCATCTACAATAACACAATCATATTCTTGGTAAAATCTAGGTTCTTTCTTTTTAGTTGGTATTGATTGCCAAGTTGAAATTAATACACTTTTATTATAAGTTGGTGTTTTACCACTATAGAGTACTTCAACATCATTAT